GGAGACTAAAACAAATGAAGAAACTAATTATCGGAATTGCACTTGCAACCAGTATTTCAACTGTTGCAATGGCAGAAGATAAAGCAGTTCTACCTGCTATGCCAAATATTGATATGTCTTTTGTGACCGACACTGAACGTAACACAACGAAGGAAACAACTACCACAAAATTTGGTATTGTTGCTGGAATTAAAGGATTTGATTTATCAGTCCTACCAAAGTTCAGCTGGGATGATGAAGAGATTTCTAATATTGAACTTGGTGCAGGGTACACATTTGATGTGGGTGATTCCTTTGGTATTACCCCTTATGGTGAAGTTAATTTTGATAATGACCTTAACACAGGTGATAAAATTATCGGTGTAAAAACACGCTATAAGTTCTAAGTATAAAAAGGTTCTGGGGGTTCCTTTTAAAAACCCCCACCCTATTAATAAATTACAAGAGTACAAAATGGCACTTAACACCTCAAAGACATTTTCAATGGAAATTGAACGTCTTGCGATAGAGAAGAATATCACGCATATGGATGCAGTTCTAGACTATTGCCATCGCCAAGATATCGAACCCGATACAGTGGGTCGCCTTATTTCCAAGAGTCTCAAAGAGAAGATTGAGGCTAACGCACGGGAATTGAACTTTCTTCCTCGACAGGCACAACTACCTGTATGAAACACCTTAAAGAAAATAACACTAACTATTTTATGCACCTTGCTCATGCGTGGGTAATGGCTACCGTTCTAATTATTCACGGGGTAATCCCCTGCATTTTAACTGATTGGGTATCGAAGCGTATCTGTAATGGAACCGATTGACGTTTATCTAATGTACTGTGCTATGAAAGCACACTTTGGTAAGAGCGACTATGACTTTGTGACATACAAGGGCAAGACTCGTATCAAACGCGATACCTTCTACAAACGCAAGGACAGGTCGTTCTTCGTTAGATTGGCTCGCAAGTACAAGACAGAACAAGAAATTCAAAACTACTTTGTAGCAAATTTCATCAAAGATAAGAAGGGGTATATTGCCAACTTCAATGATGAGAACCATGAATCATGGAAACTGAAACGTCAGGGTTTCTTTGATCTGTTTGAGGTAGAGATGAAACCCCTCGTAGATGCGTTTGAGGATTTGTTCAAAATAGAAAATGGACAACATCCTAAATTGATGAAAGAGTTTCTAGGTGGCCGTGTGTCATTAGAAACAATAATCATATTGGATGAGCTGGTCAACTATGGCCCAGATTGGAATACACAATTAGAGGATGATATCATATGGATTGATTTAGATAATCTGATGAATAATTACGAAAGGTTCTTGACAATTGATCAAGAACAGTATAAGATAAGACTATTGAAACTCATAGAGGAGTCCAGTTGATGGAAGCAAGAGTAGAAGCGTTCTTTGAGGCACGGTGCCGGGAACTAGAAAACGAAGTGAAGGCAATGCAATTTGTCAACGCTGAGATGTCGGTTAAAAACGACCAACTGTCGGAGCGGGTTGCCCAACTCGCTAATCGTCAACCCACTTGGCCAAAGGGTTATAAACCACAGCGTAGGTTTGCCACCACCAAGTAGATGGAATAGCTGGTATAGTTAAACGGTATAACAGTTGATTTGTAATCATCAGTTTGAGGTTCGATTCCTTGTACCAGCACCATTTTGGAGATATTATGAAAGTAAGAATGACATCACATTCTACACCAGATAACATTATTGGTGTAGATGACGCACAGGAACTCATTGCATATTGTGCAAGGGTATCCAATCCCGGCAACCAGAACAACAAAGATACGAGCGAGAAGCTTATCAAGTATCTCATTAAGCATAAGCACTGGTCACCCCTAGAGATGGTTAGTGCATGTCTGGAGATTGAGACAACGAGGGACATTGCACGTCAAATTCTACGTCACCGCTCGTTCTCATTTCAAGAGTTCAGTCAACGGTATGCAGACCCTACCAAGGATTTGTCTTTCGAAGCAAGGGAAGCACGTCTGCAAGACCCCAAGAATAGACAGAACAGTGTTGAGTTGGATTTTGATATAGAAAGTCAACGCCGTCTTAATGAAGACTTTCGTATGAAACAACACGCACTATGGCGAGAGTCAGAAAAAATATACAATTGGGCAATTGATAATGGTATCGCAAAGGAACAGGCTCGCGCAGTGCTTCCAGAGGGTATGACTATATCTCGTTTATACATGAACGGTACACTGCGCTCATGGGTACACTATATTGACCTACGGAGTGCGAATGGTACACAGAAGGAACATCAGGATATTGCGATTGCGTGTGCTAACGAGATTGCAAAGATTTTCCCTATCATGACGGATATCAGTAATGTCTAGGGCTGTTGTCATTGGTAATGGTGAGTCACGCAAGTGGTTCAGCGATAAACAGTATGAGGTTGATGCTGTCACATGGGGTTGCAATGCAATCTATCGTGATATGGTAACTGATAACCTCGTAGCAGTTGACTATGGTATGCAACAGGAAATCCATGAACGATGCGACTATAGAGACATTAATTGTCATTTCGCAAACTGGACACATCTACCATCTGAAGCAGCAGAGTTTATGTTTATGGGATTTGATATTCCAGAGGCATTCATTCATAAGAGTTCGCCAGTAACAGACCAGTGTGTTATATCAGGGAAAGACCCTATGACACTTCATGAGAAGATTGAAACTGCAATTAAGATGAATCCAGAGCTGGATATGAAAGACCTTCGCATGAAGATGGAGAAGGATGTGGGTGTCTGGATCACCTATGTGGATGAGAATGACCACATAAATAACATTGACTTTCCGATTGGATGGTCAGCGGGTAACACCGCACTGCACCTTGCATGTCAGCAGGGTACAAAAGAGATTTATGTATTGGGGTTTGACCTATCATCATACGATGAACCGTTGAACAACATATATAAAGGGACAGATAATTATCTGCCCAGTGATGCAAAAGGTTTTAATTCAACTAATTGGATGAACCAGATGCAAACTGTTTTTAGAGAGTTCAAGGATATTACGTTTTCTTGGGTAGATGCTAAAGAGCAATTTATTCAAGAAAACAATCTAAGTTACTTGACAAAAACAGAATTTTGTGATAAAGTGGTAACACTATAAACATACGAAAACATATATTACATAAGGAGAATACATATGTCGTTAAGTACACTAAAGAAGTCTAATTCGTTGGACAAACTGCTTGGAGCAGTTCAAGCAGATAGTGGTGGGGGAGAGAAGAAGTCCTATGTGGATGATCGTCTCTGGAAGCCCGTCATGGATAAGAGCGGTAATGGTTATGCCGTTATTCGTTTCCTTCCCGCAGTAGAGGGTGAGGACATGCCTTGGGCAAAGGTGTGGAATCATGCTTTCCAAGGTCCAACAGGTCAGTGGTATATTGAGAACTCTCTCACAACCGTTGGTCAGAATGACCCTGTGTCAGAGATGAACTCTGCATATTGGAACTCAGGTGTTGAGTCTGATAAGGAGATTGCTCGTAAGCAGAAGCGTAAGTTGCAGTATTTTGCAAACATCTACGTTGTTGAAGACTCTGCCAATCCTCAGAACGAGGGTAAGGTGATGCTCTATCGCTTTGGTAAGAAAATCTTTGACAAGTGCATGGAAGCAATGCAACCAGCGTTTAAGGATGAAACTCCGATTAATCCGTTTGACTTCTGGGCTGGTGCGAACTTCAAGTTGAAGCTTCGTAAGGTAGAAGGTTACTGGAACTATGATAAGTCAGAGTTCTCAGCACCATCTCCTTTGTTTGATGATGATGATCAGTTGGAAGAGGTATGGAAGAAGGAGTATCCTCTATCAGAGTTTACTTCTGAAACTAACTTCAAATCCTATGATGAACTCAAGAAGCGTATGGATATGGTTCTTGCAGGGACGACCACAGTAGGGAATGCTGCTGCGGTTATGGAAGATGCACCTTGGGTCGAACCAAAGGTGGATACGAAACCTACTCCAGCGCCTACTGTTGATACTGGTGATGATGAGGACACTATGTCCTATTTTGAAAAGTTGGCAAAAGAGTAAGAAACTGGGGGGTCTTTTGACCCCCCTTTTTTT